TTTATTTTCAACAATTACACAGAAAACATCAGTAACTCGGGTACCACTTACTCGTAGATGCCACGTACGTAAATATATTTGCTTTATTGACTACCATTGTAGATGCAAGGGCAATATTTCCAGTAGTTAGTGTAGTGAATAGACCTGTGGGAATAATTGTTATTTGACCGCCATTGGTCATTCCAGCTGGAGCAGTTATTGTCGAAATTGAAGTAACTCCAGAAACAAATAATATGGGCGTGGTTGGCGCAATAGTGGTAGCGCTTGCGATTGTTGGAACCGATGCAGCTACGTTGTCTGGAACAGTAAATGTTCTTGTACCTGTGTATATTGAAGTGCCAGTAACTTGTAATTGTTGTCCACCATCTGTATTTGATCCCAGTAATAAATTGCCAGCCAAATAATTTTTGGCTGTTCCGGTCATATACAAATTCCAATTTGTTGTGCCGGCCACAATATTGCCTGAAAACCCGAAGTTATTTGTGGCGCCTGTCATATTTGAAGATGCCGAAAATCCACTTTGCGAAGTCAATGTGGATCCTGCACCTATTGTTCCTTGATTTGCTGCGAAATGATTCACATTTGTAACATTGAATGCAGATGCAGCAGTCGATACTAATGATCTAAAATATGCTCCACCCGTAGTAGCAGTAGATGGAAGAATCGCATCTGCAACTATAATAAAAGGGTTTATATTTGTTGAAATGCTTGATATTTCGACAGAGACTTGATTCGATGAGGCACCCGATAATATTAGTGATGTCCCAGTTGCTGCTCCAATATTTGGCGTAGTCAATGTTGGACTTTCTTGCATTACAAATGTTGAACCAGTACCTGTTTGTGCCGCTACAGCAGTTGCATTACCAGATGAAGTAATTGGACCAGTCAAGTTTGCATTAGTTGTTACTGCTCCAGCTGTTAGACTTGCTGCGGTTCCACTGAAATTTGTTCCTGTTAATGTTGGTGTAAGAGTAAATGCAGGTGTTGCAGATGCAGAACCTTGCAATACGCCAGCCGATCCAGATATAGAAGATGGAATACCAGCGGCGCTATAAATCACTAATCCATAATTTGAAGGATTAAAAAAAGAAGTCGTATTTGGTGCCGTCTGATAAGGAATCGAGCCAGACAATCCACCGGATAAGTTTGTGGAATTTGTTGATGTGTTTAACAAAGGCCTGTTACCTGATATTAAATTCATCAACAATGGATCACTCGAAACTTGATTTTTCCCTATGCTCTGCAACTGAGATTCCAGTGCGGATATCCTATCTTTGAGTTGCTGATTGTTTTGAATCAACGTACTCATTGTTGCAAGCTGCTGAGATACGTTCAGTAAATTGTTTGTATTATCGAATACAGAAGGCGCTGAATTATATATTTGCTGTATTTCATCTATGGTAGTGATTGAATTTTCGATATCCGTTATCGAACCAACTTCCTGTCCACCACCTAAAATCGTGGCGATATTATTCAAAATCAAAAACCATTCTCTGGTTATTTGACTATTAGGAACTCCCTGTAAAAACGGAGTATTCGCGTTTAGGTAATTGACCTTCGTCAACTTGGTCCACCTTCATAGTTCGCCGCTGTGATTTTAATTGCGATTGGGTCAGTTCCAGATATTTCCCAGACTCGTTCCAGTCCAGTGCCTATTTTTGTCGATCCAAGTCTGTTTTGTATCACGCGCCAAGCTGTTTTACCGATAGCGCCAACAGACATTTGAAAGTAACTGGTCCAGGTGTATCCACCGTCATCTGACCAACGCAGCATTATTTGAGGATTTGTACCGGATGGAACGGTGATACCGGTTTCCATAAACAGCTGAAGTGAGTTGTAAGACATAGGTGTATTTTCTGGTGCTCCTGGTGGCAATGCATCCCATGATCTAACCCATTTTCTAGTACTACCGTTATCGGTAAAAACGTTATCGCTCATCATGTACAAATTGCCGCTCATGTAATCTCCGACTACATTTTGGCTTTGAAATAATGCCTGACAGTTTGGTAGTTCTCTGGTAAATGATCCATTGCTGAAGTATGCCCTCTGGTGCCACTTTCCTGTCACTAAATCATAGACGTAAGTTGCCCCGGCAGTTGGGAAAGTCAGCACATAAAAATAATGTCCGTTGCGCTGGAATGAATAGGCGGTTGCATCAGATATCACCGGAAAACTAACGAACAAAGCAGCCAATGCAAATGTAGAAATCGGTTTAGCACCGTAACCCTGATTCATATAGACGACGCCATCGCCCTGATCATCTGACCCGAGCCATACAAGACTATCTCCAAGTCGAGCTACAGAATAAGGAGCACAACATCCAACTGTGATCGATACTCCTTGTAACTGAGCGAAAGCAAAACCGGCTGCACCTTGATTAATCCAAACCTCAACGGTTTTTTGTTTGAATATCCAAACCTCTTCTTTGATATCGTAGAGACTGACTACATTTTGAGGGTTGGCTTGTACATAAGCATCATTGGCAGTAGCGCCAAGATTGCCTCCGATTAACGTTGCGTATGTTGAGAGATCATTGTAATTCGATTGATAAATGATGTTCGAATTGGCCGAATTCACAATTGCAAAACCATCTTGATAAACAACCGTTGAAGGCCCTGTATTTGAAGTTGCTGAGTTTGGAATGACTTGTGTGTAAGTCGATGTGGAAAAATTCCAGCACCATCCTCCCGTACCATCAACAACCAAAATCTGCGTAGGACTTTCCACCATCTGAACCGGACCGGATGAACTACCAACGGTGCCGATCAATATGCTTACATATGATGCACTGACGGAATAAAACTGGTTTCCACTGACGACATACATCAAACCGTTATTCGACACGAATTGACCTCGAATTGGTCCCACTCCAACGGTAGCAAGCAGAACTAGTCCACCTCGATCAAAAAGGCATCCTATTTCTGGACCTTTTGGGCCATCCGTATGCTCAGGATAAAGATTGATGCATAAGTCATTATTGCCGGACCTTGATCTATCCTGATTGAATGACTCCATGATCGGACTAATTGCCATAATTAACCACGCCCTGGACTACCACTAGAATCGGTGTATATGTTGTAGACAGAACTCGCTTTACTGACCACGGCACTGTCGTAAATGCTTGGGCTTTGACGCATATTGGTGCGTTTGATGTCGCCAAGAGAGTCTTTCGCAAGCATCAATAAATCTGGATCCCCCTGAGATATAGGTATTTTTTTGTAGTACCGCCACAGTCGAACAGACAAGTTATTCTGAATCGCTTCGAGATACCCGGGTGGCAAACTGAAAGTTGATTGATTATTGACCAGATCGATCAACGGTAACCTCGAATCAAAATAAACGGTGTATTGCATCGTTGGCTGCGGAAATACGTTAATCAAGCCGAGTGGGTACTGCGGATCGTAAAACAGTGTGGTGGGCAAGTCTGATAGCTCAGTGAGCAAAGAAATCAGGTTCCATTGGTCTTGCTCAACCACATCCATAGGATATCGAATGTTATTGAAATCCATGAGATACGCGGCACCAGGACCGGTATTGATCGTCAAAGGTCTTGTTTTATTAATTGTTCCTCCAACGCCGATGCTGTATTGATTCACGCCTGGCTGTAATACGAATGACTGTTCCACGTTGGCATAACAAGCCAACTTTTGATTTGACCAGTTATCCAGCATGTTATTCAAAACCCACAGCGCGCGCGCAGAGTCAGCCGCACCGATCGTAACGCCAGGAGGATATACCTGGATCTGTTCCAACGATGCCTGCATCATATCGAGCGCTGTGGTCATGTCATTACCTTTTATTTTTTAGCGGATTGCTTGTACGCCTTAGACCGTTTATCGATCTTGGCCGTTTCAATAACAGCATTAGGAATGTCCGTGTCAGAATCACTGGATTCATCGTCGTCGGATTCGTAATCCTGCGCTTCCGATGGCGTATCGAACCAAACACCTTTCAGCGCAGATTCTTCCTTATGATCTTTTACGATTAAAGGCATCTCTGTCGGCGAATACTTCCACTTAGGATATGCGCCGCCGCGGTTCGATGTATCAACTGATCCGTCAAGAATGGTCTTTTCGTATGCTTCAGGGTCAGAACAATTGGCCGGAAGATAACCGCGCGCTGCCCATTGCTGCTCTTGATCACGATTCACCACAAGTTGAGGTGGAAACATTTCTGCTTTCACTTGCTTACCACCAGCCCGAAACAATCCTTTATCTGGACCATCTTCTTTTTCGATGACAGCAGCTTCATGATTGGGGTGATGCATCCACTTTGGATATTCTTTAAAATTTGTAGCCATTTCAATCTCCTTCAATTTTCAATGTGTGCACAGCGAACTACCGCTCAGGTGGAGGCGGGGAGATCAATGGCCGTTTGCACGGTAGCCGCTGTGCTCGATGTCGCAGGAGGTGTTAGTGAATCCTGCGTTTGTTCTTGTCCATCTGGTGGGTCTTGTTGAACTTCTGACTTATTCGACAATACATGAAGCAACGCATTTTGCAATTCTTCATGCGAAGATACCAAGGTGGTAATGGTTTCTTTTAACGATGTGATCTCGTTGTGTGCGTCAACAGCAGATTGACGAGCTTCTGTGTCGACAGTAGGTTTTTCTTCAATTTTCACTGGCTCAATAGTGCCTTTACTCCCTTTCAATAAATCGATTTCCTTCATTAATTCTTGAAAAAATGGTGCCAGTGCTGGACCCCATTGCAACTGGTTTTCAATTTCATGGTAGATTTCAGTTAACTTACTCATAATATCTCATCCTTTAATTTTAGAATTTCCATCAATTCATCGGTCGGTTTTTGCATGAATGCAAAACCTATCAACGACATAGCATCGTGATTAATGCCGACATAAACGTACTTGAATCCTACTTGAAAGAACAGATTTCCAAGTGACTTGGCAGTGAAACCATTGTGATGACTCATGAAGCCGTTATTTTCATCTATCATCGAACCCAGTCCATAAATCATGTCAACGTAGCGTATCGGGCCGGCTGCGGAGACATAAGCAATATCTTCAATGTCTTTACCGGAAGCGCAATGTTCAAATACTGACTGCATGTTGGGTACGTGGATCTCAACAAATCCAGCGTCTTTTAAAACATGTTTGAATCCATCAAACAGTTTTGGCAAATTATGTCGATAATGGTGCTCCAAGTTATGCGAAGAATAAATTGAATCGTACATTTTGGGTTCCAATTTATCAGCCATATCAACCGCATTACACACAACATCAACACCTTCACCTTCTTGGATGTCCAGCAAAACATGATCCCAATCTGCGTAATGCGCTGGTATGGCTATTTTTTTATTGCCGCCGCCCACATTCAATACTTTCATGGTTGGCTTTCTTCTGGTACAGCATCGACCTTAAATGCGGTTATCGAATCGGCTAGGTCTTGCCGCTCCTTGTACAATTTTTCCAGTTCTTCAGGTGGTTTGAGTAAGGACTGGTGATAATTTCCCTCGTAGGTCTTCATTCCGGTGTGACCGAATGAAATGTTTGGATCGCACCAGATATCCTCGCCCATCTCACGCATGCGCCGGCAGAATGTTGCGTCTTCGCCGTAACGTGTGTATTCGTGCACCATGCACTCCATGAACGAGGTATATACCCGCGTAGGCTTCGACATATCGGCCATCGGATCTTGATAAACATTGTCCGAATAGTAGTCAGCGAATCTCTCCAGTACGTCGCGCTTCAATCGCAGAAAACCACCAGGTATCAGGTGCGCTTTCAGCAAACAGGATCCATCCCATATTTCAATTGCTGACTTAACATCTGGTACACATCCATTTTCGTCTGGATCCAATGATCCACAGAATGCGCCGAAATTGTTTTTCATTGGGAAGAATCCACCAACGACGCCTTGCGTATGACGTATCATGCGAGCCACGGCTTCCGGGCTAAACGACATATCAGAATCGATCATCAATAAATCGGTGCAATCCGATTCGAGAAAATTGGCAATGATCGTGTTTTTGGCGCGATCAATGTAAGAGTCACCGTTCAAACTTTGTTTTTGCCACAGAACTCCAGACATTTCCAGCATCTTAACCGTTTCCAACATACTATCACCGTAGCGAGAAAATTCCTGCTGCATGTAATAGGGTGTGGCGATCATTAACTTCAACACAGGAAGTTTTCCTTCTTGTTCTTTGCGCCGAAATTCACGCTGCATCTTGCCCAGTTCTGGAACCGTGACCACCTTGATTTCTTGTCCTTCTTGATTCTCATCCATGATTCAATCTCCATTTTTACATTAAAAAGCTAGGAGCCGAAGCCCCTAGCAACGGACAACTTAGGTTGATGCCGTTAAGCCCAACGAAATTAAAGCAGCGCGTAAGTCTTTGACCGCGCTTTGGATCGGTGATACGCCAACAATGATAGCCTGAGAGGTACCGGTTGTCGCAACTGCACCAGGACCTTGCAAGTTCACATAACCGATAGTGTAAGTCTCGGTTGGAGGAATCACCGCTGTCGTGTTCGAGTTTTGATATGTCAGTGCTAGTGTAGTAGCTGCTGATACACGCGCATTAACAATCGCAATCCCCGGTGTCAGAGACGGCTTATTAACCAAGACAGTCGTTGATGCCTGAGTCAAGAACGCCACACCGAAAGTCTGTTCTGCTGTCGTAGTAGCTGCCACAGATACCGGCGCCAATGAAACAGTAGAAACAACAAATGGCGCGCGCGCTAACGGACGCATAACAGATGCCGAATAAGTTTCACCGGTTGACGTAGCGGCCGAGGAAACGTTCATCAACTGAACGTCCAAGTTACCAGCACTTGATACACGATAGCCAGTGACACCTAAACCTGCTTGAGTCGATGGTTTCGACACACCCATGATTACGTCAGTAGTAGCCAAACCAGTTACTGCAGTCGTCACATCCTGTGTAGATGATGCTGCGACAGCGGTAGAAGCCTGGTTGAACTTGTACACTAGCACATTAGAGTTAGCCGCCAGAGTGGGAACAAACGCGAACGAGTAGGTTTCTGACGCAGTTGGAGTGATCGCACCAGAACTGTTATTCAAGAACGTGATAGCAACTTGATTTTCAGCGGATACTCGGACATTACCAATACCCAAACCGGCCTGGTTAGTTGGTTTGTTCACGACAGCCAAGGAACCCAGCGTTGCGCCAGTTACAGTAAATAACTGCTCAGCAGTGGTTGTAGCAGCGACGGCAGCTGGAACTAATGCAGTGGTCACAGTCAAGTTCTGACTCAGACCGATTACATCGTAGACTTCCGCGGAAGTTGTCACCGTCCCAGTACTGATATTCGAGTACGAGAAAGCCACAGTGTTAGCAGCTGATACTCGGTAACCAGAAACACCGATGCCCGCCGTTGCAGACGGTTTGTTGACAGCTACTACGTCTGTAGTAAGCAAACCAGTACACACGGTTGTCGAAATCTCGGCAGTGGTCGACGTGGTGATTGAGGTTGTGACATTGGTCATCTGATATTTGGTCAGAGTGCCAGTGTCGTACACGGATGCAGCCAGCAAATTGGCCGGTCCGACGTTGGGTTGGACGACAGGAGTATTTCCGAAGAAAGCCCCTTTGTCGGCAGGACTCGCCGTAAATTCCTGACCTTGTGAGTTTTGGTCAGATTGCGAGTACGGTTGTGAATACGTTTGCGACGTTGCAGTCGTTGCAGTCGTTAAGCTCATTTTATTTCTCCAAAATTATGGATGATTCATTCGAACCTAAGTACATCGCAACTTGCGGATCCCTGTATCGCTTCTCGAAGCCTTTGGCGATCATGTCAGTCATCGTGTTAGCCCATAAATCACACGCTTTCTTGTGTGACTTACCGAACATTGGAACGGCGACTAGTTGACCGCTTTTGACTTCGGTTGCATATACCTGATACAGCTCATGCTTTTTCTTAGGTTCGTTCATTTTGTTTCTTTCTTGCAATTAATTGGTTAATCTACACGCCAATTCGGGGTAAAAAGTAGAGGTACCGAACATCACATCGATACGACAAGGCAACACGTCGTTATTGATGTCGTACATACGAATGGTACGCAACGAAATACCCTTGAATTTCTCTTGGGATTTGAAGTCAACGCCATCAGGCATGATCAACGGTACCGAGACTAAACCGAAAGCATCTTTGCAGAAGCCAATGTTTTTAGACAGTGACTGACCGCTTGAACCAGAAATGACAGAGATAGCAGCGCCAGCAGCAGGCGCCGTATCGGTTGTTGCGTAAGCACTTCCGCTTGTAGCCGGTGTAATCGCAGGATAAATCGAGATCGATGCACCACCTGAACTGTTCGAATTAGTCACGGCAGTAACAACGAAGTTACGCAAAGATCCCGTCGAAGCCTTGGATTGTGGGTTGATGGCATTCACACCAGCAATGGTGAAAATGTCGCCAACGTTCAACAGACCTGTGATGCTTGTAGGCCATCCGGACGTCACGATAGTAGAACCAGTTTGTCCGGCACCGTTGACGGTTGGTGAAGTAGAACCATACAGACCGGTTGTTTGCACTGGAACGTTTTGGTCTTCGTAAATTTCGAAGTTCGCGATGTTCGGTGCATAACCTTTGAATGCCGGTTCAGCGACAGATTGAACGTACACAGTCGAGATACCGACCGCGAATTTCCAATAGGCTGCAGGGTTCAGCACAAGCGTACGATCGCGTTGCGGAGCCGCTTCTTCATCTAGGCGCTGAGCGACAAGTGCGATAAACGAGAACGCATTAGGAACTGTTCCAGGCGTACCGACTTCGTTGTAGACGTTGACAATTTGCTGCAGCACAGTTTGATCGACGATGTTGGCCAGTGCTTCAGCAGCCGGTTTGCAATAACGCTCAGAGAATTCTTCTACAACTAATGTCAACGCAGCAGAACCAAATTCAAAGTCAACGTGGTTTTGATTGGTGATAGTGATGGTCGTAGATGGTTCAAAAACGTCTTGCACTTGCAGACCTGGACCGCTTGATACTGTGAAACGGTTTGGCTTACGAACAGTCAACTGGGTACCAATTTTAGCGCCCATCTGCTCTTCGAATTGCCGATTGACGCGGCCAGCCATGACCAAGTTGTTGGTCAAAATAACCAATGTTTCTTTGGTGATGATCGACGGCGTTAGAAGGGTATCTGTACTCATTTTAAAACTCCTTTAATTGCATTATTTTCGAACGCGTTGAGGATGTGATCGAGCGTATTCAGCGGCCTGTTTTGCTTTGTATTGCTGGTCATACTCTTCCATTGACATTTCATCCAAAGTCTTGCGCTCAGGGTTTGTCCTGTTTTTAATAGGAACCACCGGTGCGGCAGCTTTGGAAGTCACTGGCTTGTTGGCAATACGTATTTCAGCCTGTAATTCGCCCAGACGAATCAACGCGTCATTGGGGTTTGCTATGTGTAACTTGTTGAGTTCTTCCGCTTTTTCAGGATGGCTTGCAAGGTGATACAGGATTTGCGGTCCTAACTCTGCCTTTTCGATACCGAAGAACACGCCTGGTTCGATTTGAACTTTGTCATTTTTCATGACCTTCTCATCGAAATCAGGTAACGATTCTTTGGCTTTGTCGATGCGCGATTGAAAAGTTTTATGCAGTTCAGTGATGTCGGCTTGAACCTTCGCCTGTCTCGCTGTTTCTGCGGTCTTTTTCGCTTCGGTTGCACGTTCTTCTGCTGCTTCCTGTGCCGCTTTAGTTGACTGTCTAATCGCTTCTCTTGCTGCATGCTGGCTGAGCTCAATTGCGAACTCATCAGGATCATCAAAATCACTGCGTTTAGGTGCTGGGTCTTCTGCAGCAGGTTTAACAACTGGAATAGCGTCTTTAGATGCTTGTGCGGCTTCGGCTTCCAAACGTTCCAACTTGGCTTGCATTTCTGCTGCCCGAGCGCGTTCAGTATCCAATGCCTTCTGAGTCTCTAAAGCGAGTGCTTCCGATTCTTTGGCTTTATTAGTGAGCTTTGCAAACTTCTTGTTGATACTCTTTTTAGCGGGATGTGTTTCCTCAACATCTACTTCTTGATCTTCTTCCGCGGTTGCTGAAGCCTCAGTGGTCTTTTCATCAGTGTTGACCTGTCCTGTGGCATCGGCAGAGGATTTCTCGTCTGTGGTTGCGGCAGAAGTATCTTCATTGGTGACGGCAGCGGTTGTTGCTTTAACTTCTGGCTTAACACCAGACATGCGAGCCTTGGCATACGCTTCCATATCTGGTTCACCAGATACATCGGCAGGTTTAGTTACGGCGGCAATTTCTGATTTAGCTTCGATAGTCATGATATTTCTCTCTTAATTTCAGGATTGTCCAGGTTGATGTACCACAGCCTGTAATGGTTGTTGCAGTGCAGCCGGCATTGCTGGCTGCGAAGGTGTAGCTGGTGCTGATAATTGGGTGAATACTTGTACTGCCTTGGCGACTTCGGCCAGTTGTCTACCTATCGTCCCTTGAAGATTCGCATCACGCTTGGCGGCAATATCTTCCATTTTTGCTTCGTATGTCGTGGCGATCTTGACGAGTTCAGCCTGGTGTTTTGAGTCCACCTGATGCAGGATAACGTCGCGGTCTTTTTGGCGATCAGATAGTTCCTTCATCATCTGCATTTGAATCTGCTTGGATTCCATGATCTCTTTTTGAAGGCCTTGAATCATTGCCTGAATCTGTGGCGACATGTCTTGGCTGGTTGGCGCCAGCAAGTTAGGCGGCAATGTCCGTGCAATCCGATTCGCAAACTCTTCAGCACCTTGCCAATCAGAGTTTTTAGCAACCAAGTCAGCGAGAACTGGTGCCAATTGTGGCACTGCTTTCAAGAAGTCTATCTGGCTTTCAGCTGCCTCAATGCGTTTGGTTGCGTAGCTCGGTCCGATAGTGACAGTCACTTGGTACCGACCAACAGCAGGGTTGAACATCTGAACTTTGGTTTGCTGATTACTGTCCGGAGTTTGCCCAATGGCTTCGCCGTGTGCTTTGACCATATTCGGATTAATCATCACGCGCTGATCTGATCCGTCTTCATCCAGAATCGCTACAACCCTGTTCGTGTCGTATTTGTACGGTATTAGATCCATTAAAACCTTGCCGGTATTCTTCAACGCACGGCCAAAATTATCAATGAAGTGGTAAGCGCCAAGATTACCGTTGCGCGCCAATTCCCGAATAGCTCGCCCAGATTCATTCTGCATGCGTTCGTCCATAGTCGCATCGAACCTGATTCCTGTTACTGCTTTCAATGCTTCTTGAGCACCTTGTTTAGCCGCCAGAATTGCTGCAGGGGGACCAGAGAACGGTTGACGCTGCGGTGGTGGCGCTAACTGACCATTTACGTTAGTGCCTTTGTAAAGCAAATAGCTATAAGATTTACGATTTGCGTTCTGCCATTTATCCTCATGACCCTCTAACTGACCCTCTTCGGCAATCCAAGGGGCTTTAGGTTGTAACGCTACGTTTTCAGTCTCTAAAGTAGAGTAGTAATTGAGCATTTTCTGTGGGCCTTTAGCATCGCGAACAATGCCTTTCTTGGTCCACTTGCCGTTGATGTTAAGAATGGTTCCGATACACTCGATAATCGGAATGTACTTTCCGTCGCAGTCTTTAGTGTCCAACACCTCAACCGATGTCATCTTTGCCCACTTCAATTTCTTGACCTGGACTGTGCGTTGCAGTGATATCTCTAATTCACCACTTGCTATCTTGTTCTTGACCGACTCGTCTAAGTCTTCCTCAAACCCGGTATGTCCGTTGTTCAATTGAATTAGCTCTTTTTCTTCATGGTCGAAGTAGTAGTACTCGGCAACGCGCACTTCCTTATCGTTCGCCCAGTCCTTATCGGTATCTCCGCTACTTTGTTCGTCCCACGGTGTCAGCCATGCGTCCGGATATTCCCGTTTGAAGTCATCGCGCGGCACCATCTCAGTCACGAAGGCCCATTGAGCATCCAATTCAAACATAGTGCGGTTCGGGTCCATGTAGACATTCATCGGGTTTGGCAAACCAACGACGTTTAGAACTTGGTTGAATGTGTCCTCGGCTTCGTATTCAGATGTGATGCGCCAATATCCCCACCCGTTATGAACAGCAGATTGAAATCCAGTGTCGTAAGCCACATCAGCATTAGAATCGCGCTCAATGGCTCTAATCATGCCCATGGCGATCTTTGCGGACTTCTTGCTGGACTTATCACCCATCGGTGAAATATTGATTGCTGGCCTGTTTTGGCGTTGATCGTTGGTGATCTGGTTGGCAAAGGTAAGTAGGCGGTTCTCAGTGATGCAGGGCCGTCCATCCTGCGCCCTGGCTGAAGCGTCAGCAGCCGACCATTGCTTGGAATTAAGGAACTCCAAATCCTCAACACCTTCCTTGCGGTTGGTGGACTCGACTGATCGTGCGTTTGAAAATCGTTTTTTTGCTGCATCGATCAGATCCGCGTCTTTAGTTGCCTGATCTTTTTCTTTGGGCTTCTTCTTGTCTTTCTCTTTCGATGGCGTCAATGGTTGCGCACCAAGCCTGTTCATGCCGGATGTTATCTTGGGTTGAGACATTCCTTTCTCACCCAACTGCTTACGCGTTTCGCTCTCGTTAGAGGAAAGTGCCATATTCTCAATCCATCGACCGTTGCGGTTCTGTGGGAAATGCGACGTCATCCCGACGTGGCAGAGTGATTTTACTATATTAAAAAATACTACACAACAACATGATTACTTCTTGGTTTTAGCCTTCACATTTTCTGGAAGGTTCTTTGTTGATTTACCATGCTGCACCGATGTGAATTCCTTCGCCACCTTGACTGGTACGCCGGTTTTCTTGGCTAATGCAGGATTGTGCGCAACCGCCTGCATCAATCGGTTTTGTGATTTGGATTTGCTAGGCATTCTTCATTTCTCCAGGTAGATCACCGCGTTCAATAGATTCCTGCAACATCTCGATTGCATCCTTACGCCTATCAGCGTAGCCCTTGCCAGTCTCGATCATCGTCCAATGCTCCTGGTTGCGATCATCAAAACCGCTTATGCGCGCCATGGTGCAGTCGTGCTGCATGCTCCATGACTTGCGTTCGTTCCAACTGATAATTCGAGACATTACGGTTCAATGCCTAATTTTTTTAACAAATTTTTTAACAAATCACCGGCGGACATAGAATGATCTAACGCCTTAAATAAACGATAAGCAGTCTCTCGTCCAACGCCGATAAATCCGTCGCCTTTTTCCCAACTAACAAAGACATTAAATTCATTTGGAGATTGGTATTCAATGTGATGAAACTGTCTTCCGTTAATCACGGTGTCAAACCGACACCAGAAGCAGTCAGTGCCGATGTCGTAAGTCATAACTTCACGAACGTCATTAACAACGCGTTTCCATTCAACGCCAGTAGGCAACTTCAATGTATCTGCTGAGTAAGTCATTTCAATCTCCAATCAATGCAACTGAATCGTAGTTGTAATTCTAAAATCAAACTCGTTGTTTTCTCTGCACTTCTTCATTTTACTCAGTTGCTTGAGTGCCTTCTTCTCGCTTCTGAATATGATTTCTTCATCATCAAAACCATTAACTGCCCAGACAACAGCATTTTCCCATCCGTAGTCACCGTATATCTCTATGACATAGCCAAGGTAGGACATTATCTGTTTTCTGAAATGTTTCTCAATGGAATGAAACTGATCTGGAATTTAATCAAATCCTCTTTGTTGCAAACCCGGTACCACTTGTTGTCGCAATGCGCTGATGTCCACTTCAATCCATCGCCAAACCTGATCGGATCAACGTTCCACTTGTTGCCGGCAGAGTCTCGGCCAATCCAGCTGTTGGTCATGAGCTTGTATTCAAGCACAACCAGACCTTCACTCAATGCCTGATGAACTGTTTTGATTATCGAGTGATTCATTTTCTATCCGTCATCCATTGAACGTGTTGAGCTATTGCCTTGGACTTGTCCAGTTCGAACTGATTTCCAGATGCTTTGAGCCTGTCTAAGGCCTCTTGCTCAAGCTTATCGTCTTCAGCATGTCTTAGCCATTTTAGATTAAATAGTACCGGCAGTTTTATCATTTTTATGTTGTAGACCCCTGATTTTTGACACTTTGCATGTTTTAAAAGAATTCTCTATGTTTAATTTGCCATAAAAGTACCGCCTGAACCTATCAATCTGGTGCCACTCTTCTTCGGCAATACCTTTTCTTTAACGATACCAGCGAATAACTCAGTAAGCACCCATATCCATGCATCAGCCCGGTTCGGTGAAAATTCGCCAAGATAGCCAGTTGTCGAGAACTGGCACATCTCACCTTCAAGATCATGATAATCACCGACGTGGCGTATCTTTCCCTGCTCATAGAGCGCGGAAAACGGTTCAGCCCTGACCACCTTGCCTCTCGTCGCCGTAACAGTCTTGTAGTTCGTCCTAGGCCGCGCGGTCTGTATCACAAACCCAACCATGGCGCCGCCGTAGTTCACCTCACCGACAATCACGTCAGCTTCGTGGCGCTCGAAAGCCATCACCGCTACTTTCCCCCACGTTCCTGGACCTGCCTTGACGGTGCAATCTTCCAGCAAATAAGCATTGCCATCCGTTCCAAGGCCACCAACAACAATACCGATAGCATCATTATCAGCATTATCAGTATCACCAGATCCGCTAGGATCAACACCAACAACAACGCGAACAAAGTCAGGTACTTTTCCATCGGTGACCCGCCATTTCTCCATGTCAACATCGTTAAACAGGATGTTAGCCGTTAAGTCTGCAGCTTCGCCATCCCTAAACCGCTTGCGCATCCGTGCGCCCATGCCATCCAATATGCGTAAATACTCAGGACTTAGATTCTCTTTGTTATCGATCGGGTTGATCTTGAAGTGCGTGTAGTCTTCTTGATGCTCTAACGGCTTTCCGCTATCCGGATCAATGCCCAAGTGAAATATTTTATAAACCCACCACCCTTTATTAGTCGGGTTCCAGTCGACAAACAGGCGAAGCTTCAGCAGTACTGTCTCTTTGCCGTCAATGACCTGCATAACCTTCTGCGCAAGCCTGGTCACGATCATTTGATACGACAGGTACGGTATTTGTGATGCCTCGTTAAGGTAAATCGTCACAAACTCCATACCAAGAATCTTCTCAGTTCGCTCTTTGTCATCCAATCCACCGAAGAAAATCTGTGAATCGTTGCCAACCGTCATGTACCAGTCTGTCTTATTAACGTGGTATTCAACGTTAGGAAAGCACAGTTTCATTACTTTCGGCAGCGTGTCAAAAATGACAGATTGTTTCAGGTGATTGAACCTAAACCGCATAATCGCGTGCCGGCTACCTGGTGCCTTCAGAGCGCGCATGACAACGCTTCGCACGAACAAAAACGTCTTTCCGGACCTGCCCCCACCCTCACCTAAACAGTACGTAGCGTCACTGGCTATGATCTCCTGAGCCTCGATCTGCTTCGCGCTCCAAGAAAAACTCATAGCTTCTCATCTGTCTTTGATGCCTGAATGGTTACATTGCCACTGTGCTCAACCTTTTCAACAAACATGCCGATGTGCTTGGCAATCATTTCTAACGCCTTGTCCTGGTCAGCCAGCAAGACTTTTAAACCGTCCTTACCCTGATGTACGCCGCGATAAAGACTCAGAGCACCACCAGTCAATTTGCGGGTGTCCTTCACGTGGATATCGCCGTGTCCTTCACCTTTACATATCCGGCAATCTGGTCTTGGATCACGGTTCTTCTCAAATCCAAAGCCGCCAGTGCTATCCGGAATCTGCTTCTTGTTGGCGGTTGCTATCTCGCAAGCCTTGAACCATTCGTCTTCTGTCCACTGATAGAAACCCTGATCGCCGTGGCAATAACGACAGTTCACGCGTCGATACTCAACCAGGTCGTTGACGTTCGTGTTCACTCGATCCCAGAGCTTCTGTAGCACCATCTCGTGTGTTATGTTCAGCTTTTCTGATGCTTTTAATTCCTTTGATGCAATATATTTTTTTACCTTAACATTGGCTAACAGCCTAGACGATGCTGCATCAGCAACTTTTGGCTTCACGTTATACCCTGCTCGGATATAAGCTGCTGATGCATTTAAGTCAATAATGTACTCATCAGCGAAACGTTGCTGCTTAGGTGTGAGTTGTGATACGTCCCTGGCCATTACATCCACCCAGAAGGAACAGCAGGATAAGGTTTGCGAAATTTTTCGTTTTCTTCTTCTGTATTAGGTCGGATCGCTTCATGTACGATCTGAGCCGTTCTAGTCCGTTGAAGCTCATCGACAAGAGGCTGAATCTTCTTTACATATTCTTGATATTCGATATCGATTAGCAAGTTGATTTCCTCCTGTTCTTTAGTAATAGGATAGTTTCTTGATAGAAATTGATAAACGTGGTTCATGTGATTATCCAGCTGGTGTCATGCGAAAGTAGGAATTTTCCCAATAGATATTGTCAATAATTCTTTGGCTCACTTCTTTCATACCATGTTCAGAAGTGGCATACATTTCTGAGGTGGAGTAAATTCGATTTCCCTTAGAATCCATTGTAACTATGCGCAGGGTACTGGAATCACCTATACCATTAGCGGGATCGAAACCTACCCAACAGAACGGTGGATAAGCAGACAAGTCTCTGAGAAAGATTTTTTGTTGCGGGACATATATCTTCATCAGGCTTTCAGCGCGCACGATTGCAGGTGCGGCACCACATGCCAGTATTGCGCCAAGGAATCCGCGTCTGTTCATTTTTTGATTATCTCTCTGACTTTGATTAGGTCGTTCTGGGACCGAAGGATGAATTCTTGAATTGATAGGGACTGTAGAGATTGCAACGCTTTGCGGTAGGTGGTTAGCGTGGCGTCAATATCGTTACAGTGCGCAATTTCTAACAATGCTCGATAATTGTCTACGTGACGCTCAATGATATATGTCGATGTTTTAGGTTCCACCTGGAATCCCTGTTTTGTTCAAACACAATCAATTGAACTGGCCGCAGATTCATTCGAGAACAATCTTGGCAACGCCTAAAGCAACCAGTTCAATTCATTCCGCTTTCTTTTTTAATTCCTCGATCTTTAAATCTAGTATCTT